GAGTTTCGGCGGACTGGATTTCGAGATAAAGATTGTCTGGGGTAACTTTTAGCATATTTAAATCAACCCAATATTCCGGGCAACAGCCGGAATGGGTTTACCATGTGCAACGGATTGGAATATTCAAGCCATTCGGGAAGTCTTTGAGGTGGCCGTGGTTGTTGGTAATAGTTTGGGCCAACTGGGTCAGCAGGTATGTAGTGTGGCCCCTTTTTCTTGTAACGATGCCCATCAGGATTGGTGAAGTAACCCGGCTGGCCTTCAATCGGCATGTATTCGCCTGAACGCTCTTGACCCATGCCGCCCAATGGACTTCTGTTCATTGAAGAATCGCCAAACATAGGCTGTTGCATTTGGCTGCCCATTGCGCCCATGCCGCCAAACATTGGAGCGTTTTCAAAAACACCAGTCATGCCTAAGTTTATTTGGTTAGGCAATCCGCCAGCACCAGCCATTGCCATGTAAGGATTATTCATTAATCGTCTCCAAGAAGTTCTTCTATGTCAAAATCTTCGTCTACTACGTCGGGCGAATCAATCATTGTTATTGAAACCTCTGGGCAATGTTCTTGCAATATCTCAATAGCAAGTCTTAAAAGTGCTTCTGGGTCTGCGGCCATGATCACCGCCCAAGGTTCTTCGCCAACTTTCCCCGATTGTAGGTATCCCATTGCCGTAGACTCGGGGTCTTCCTTTTGGAAGTATTCGATTGCAAGCTCTAGCATACCCGGCACATTGCTGTTTTCGTCTACCTCGCCAGATGTGATTAGATAATCTTGGTTTTCTTCTTTATCAAACATCATCCACCCTTCCGGAGAAAAAACCACATCAGCCCTCCATGACTTCGGCATGGCCGAGAATTTCGCCCATTGATCCCGGCGGATAACTAACGCTTTCCTCAAGGAATCTTGGTGCCTCTTGTCGCATATAAACCACACCCGCATAGGCGATAACCCTGTCACCGTGAGACTCCCTTGCTCCGGTTGTTTCATCGTGCATGTGACCCGGCCCGATGCTTCCGTCTGGGTAGTAGACGTATTCCAGCATCTCTGCCAAACCCTGCTTAGAAGGAATGTTGATTTCGTTACGGATGATTGCCCTGCTCAAGCCCGATAACAAAACCCGTTTGCCTTTTCTGTCCGAACGCCAACCGTAATCCCTTGTCTTTCTGTCGCTTCGCTTGCCTAACTGCCTTCTGAAGTAAACATTTGTGTAGTTCTCAGCCCTGATATCCTCATACCAAGCCTCACCGGGGCCGTTTGCTTCCCACCCAAGGAAAGCCCCTTCTGTTCCGCCCGCGAATACAGTAGCCCCCGCCATACACGCCTCTTGGGCTAGTTCGTGCGGACCCGTGTGTGGGTCTACAAATTCCGCTACTATCGTGCCTGATTCTCTGTCCATAACCGCTATTGCTGAGTTGCTTGACCCCTTGCCTGAAGCAATATCTGCAAACATTGCATAGTTGCAAGACTGTGTAGGTATGCCATTGGTCAATTCTGCCCACACAAACCACCTTCCACCGCTCGTTTCCTTGAAGACCCCATCAATGAGTTCCATTCTTACAGCGTCCATGCCGTAAGAGTTCAAGTGCTGAGTGACTACAGCAGAGTTAAAGAACAAGTCTCCTGAAGTGGTGTGGTCAATCAAAATGTTCTGGCCAACGTCAGCCGGGTCAGAACGCCTCTTGACCTGCTCCGCAAACCACGGCGTCCACCAATAGCCGCGACCGCTGATGCTGGTCATTTCCCCGTCTTCATCTACACGCCAATCTCTCCCAAGCCCCTTCTGTGGATGATCCCAATACCCCAGCGTGATGATCTTTGGAGCATCGTGCATCAATCCCAAGTTTCTCTGCCGCGTAAACTCAGTACCCGGACCAAGTGGGGTAGAGTTTCCGATGCGACATGAAGTCGTGTCAGCAGCCGAACGCCATGCGTCCGTCGCGTGATCCATAGACGCCATCTCATCAAACAAGATGAACGTCCTACGACCACCACGGCCAACGTGAGCCGTAGTTGCCTGTCCTGATATTGTTGATCCCGTCTTTGGATTGACCAACTGCAAATGCCTTCTGTACCTGCCGCCTACTTCAAAATCCTTGATATTGGATGGCAACATCCATTCAGGTAAAGAAGAAAGCATGTAATCAATCTTCCACATCAGGCAGTCAGGATCGCCCCTGCGGTCAACCAAATCCTCTACACGGCTAACCAAAAGTATCTGGGAATCATCCCTGAAGATCCAATACCAAGTCGCCAAGGCTACGCATAGCCATGACGCTCCCATATCTCTTGACTTGTCAATGATCGAGTCCCTACCATCGTCTATACACTCCATGAGTGTGACTAAGGCAGAGTCCTGTACCGCCCACGTTATGAACGGCACATGTTGTTGCTCGGCGGGTATTTCTCGCCCCGTCTCGTCCACGGACTTGACGTTGTAGGTCCACCCGAAGTAGTTAAGCCAGAATATCGGGGACTCCGAGCAGGTCTCCCAGACACGATTACGCTCTTCCTCTTTGGTCGCTGTCGCCTCCAACAACCACTGGCGCGATTCACAGTTCGCTCTCGCTTCCTTCGGTATCGGCCACCCCGTCAGCGGACAGTTCACAAATGGAGGTGTCACCAAGGGATGCAGTTGTTGTGTGTTTTTGTTGGAGGTCACGCAGCCGCTCCATAAGTTGATCTGTTGTTTTCTTAGAAGTGTTCGACATCTCTATTGCCCCACCTGCGGGGCCAGAGAATTCGTGCCGATTAGTACCAAACATTTCTGGGAAGTAGCCCCTAGAAAGATGGATAAGCATAGGGACATTCCTGTCCCGTATGCCTACCTCTCTACATGTTTCTAGTATTTCATCGGCAGCGCGTACCCGTGCTTCTCTGAAAGCCTGTGGGTAATCGCTTTCTTCTTTAATCCAACGGTAATGCTGCCGGTCTGTGACACCAGCAGCCTTTGCTGCACCAGAGATAGTTCCGATTATCGAAAGAGCTTCGAGAAACTTACGCTGGTTAACAGTCAGATCAAATGATTCGGGTATGCGTCTTTCCATGCCTAACTCAGCGACTCATTTTTCTTTTTGTTGTCATAGATCGTTTGTTTTTCTTGGTCTTTTTCGGGGCCATTTTTCTTTTGCCGTTTCCGTTTGTTCTAGCCTTTGCCATTTGCTAACTCCCGTCTTTCGACGTAATTGTTGAATTCTTTGGACAAACCTTTGTAATAACCCTGTTTGTCTAAGATTTCAGAAAAGTGATTCAACTCACTGAGGTTTTGGATGAACACCATCCCGTAAACATCTTCTGTAACTGATCCCCATTCTTCAGGATCTAAGCTTTCATCATCGGGGTCATCGCTGTCAGGGTCAAACGGCATCAAGTACAAGTTGTCTTTGCATAGCTGCCTGTTTCTTTCCTGAGTCCATTCTTCAGCGTGCCAATCGTCTGCGTCGTAGACTACGATGACAAGCTGATGCGTATTGTTCCAATCTGATATCTGCTGCTCTACCTCGTCTTTACTGCCGAAAACAACCTTCACTTTGTTTCTTATCCAAGCTGTTTTTGCAAACGGACACGGTTTTAGATTGTTGTAGTGCTTACTGGGTATATCTAAGTAATTGAATATCCATTGCTTGATATCAGCTACAATCAACTCTTCATTAAAAGCCATTAGTTCTTTACCAGACATCAGTTCTTGCGCTTGCGTTTCCTTTTGGACGGGCTAGAAGCCTTTACGCTTTTGCGTGCAGATGACCGCTTTGCTGATCTTGTAAAACGCGACGTGGTTCTAGCAGATCTCTGCTTGCTTGAAATGCTTGTTCCTCCGCCACCACCACCTCTAGGCATAGATCACCTCAAAATTTCTCGTAATAAATTTTCATATTTCGTATTGCTAATGTCGCACCCATTGTGACTTTCAAAGGGCCTCTGCAATATGCTCCAGAACCACCGTTTATATCTGATGTACCCAGATCACTTGTATTAACAGCAGCACTTAAAAGCTGCATATTGTTTGACGTGTCTTCGAGTGTAAGCGTGCCACCGCCAGCAATACCAGAAGCAAGGGTTACGGCAACTTGAGTTATTTTGCCAACAACATCCACATCGGTAGTGGCATTGCCGCCTGAGCTACTAGAAGTAACTGATATGGCGCACAGATTACCATCGCGTTCTGAATTAGTTATCGTAAGTGTCATATCACATTCTTATGTAGTAAATTACAAATGTCTGCGAATCCGCACTGCTAATACTAGAAACAGTTGCCTTCAGAGGACCCCTGCAATACGCGCCACCACCAGCGTTTACATTGTCAGGCGTGATGTCTGTTGCAGCAAATGAAGACTTAGTAAATAAGGTCATACCATTAGAGGTATCCTCAAGCGTAAGCGTACACGTTTGACTGCCTGACCGAGTAACCGCCACTTGAACGATTTGGCCGACTACCGTATTGCTAGTGGTTACGTTGCCATTAGCGTCAGCCGTTACCGTTAGTGTGCAAAGAACTCCATCTCGCTGATGCGATGAAATTGTTACAGCCATTAGTTACACCCACCCTTGCACTTGCCCCACGGCATTTTTGCATAAAGCCAACAGAAAAAGCCCGTGCATTGCAAAGCAGCACCGGCTACAAAACCGCCGAAGGCGGCCAAACAAAGCCATGAAATACCCATTACTCAGTTACCTTTTCTTCAGGGTCAAATTTGCGATCAGCCACATGCTCAAGAACTTTCCTGACCGACTTTGGGGTCAGAGACTCAAAGTCCACTTGCGACTCAATATACGCTCCGCGTGCCGCCAAACGCCTCCTTGTTACCCACCTTTGCCACAAAACTCCAGCAAAGTAGGCCACACCAAGGAGACCGCAAAAACCCAGTAGCCACGCAGATGGCACTACGAGATGCTCCAGCACCTCCAATGCCCACACATTTGCCGAAGCCATAAGAACCCCGACAGCTATCAAAATAATGCCAGTGCTACGGGAGCCTAGAAGCAGCATCCCGACACCGCTAAGTATCGCTACAACAGCCCCGACTGCTACAGGCCAAACCAGACCAGTAGCCGCAGCCGTCTCCGCTAGGCCGCCCCCTCTCGCCATCTCATGACCGGGCATTCCCGCAGGAGGGAAGGGGCGGGTAGCCGCACAGCCAGAGACGGCAAGGGGGAGGGCGTAAAGGAGATTCTTAGGACGCATCAGCATTCCCAACGTCGCCTCGCTTGGCGAATACGGCTATTAGGGTCATTTCTGGTCTTAGCCGAAGATCGCTTCAACTGACCAGCACTGCGAGCGCAATAAGACTTACGCCTCTTCGCCGCAGCACTACCCTTCTTGACCTTGCCCGTCACAGCCGTTTTCAACTTACTGCCGGGATTCGCTTTCCTGTACCGCTTGACCCCAGCAGCAGTCATCCCAGCACCTGACTTCGTTTTCCGGTAGTTAGGGCTTTTGCCAGACGTAGTACGCCGTATTGACTTCTGTCTTCTGGCAGCCATCAACGCTTCTTCTTTTTAGCCGTCCTAGCACTACGCTTAAAAGCCTTGGCCGTGGGTGCCCCCTTGGTTCCCGGCTTCCTCATCTTTTCGCCACTGCCCGCCTTGATACGTTTACGCTTGGCATGGATATTTGCGTACAAACCTCGCTTAGCCATCATTTCCTCCTCCGCGACAGATTCTTCTTCGCTGTCACCTTCCGAACATTCGACTTGCTATTTCCGCCACCCTTACGAATAGGCTTAATGTGGTCGGCGTGCATACCGTCACCTTTCTTTAAACCCAGTTGCCGCCTAGCTTTATTGCGCTTACTACGGTTCACACGCTGCTTTTTCTTCTTGTGGTAGGTGTCGTATTCTTTTCGGTAGTTTCTAGGCATGTGTGTAATTTAGCATGTGAATTTTGGCGTGGGGTACCTTTGATTGATGCAATGCTGCGATGGTACCTAAGCGGGGGGGGTACCCCCTTCGCGCTCATGGGGGTGGGTCATGCGCGCGTCACGGGCGACGATCTTCTAACCGTTCTACGGCTCTCTCCACTTGCTGTACTCTCTCTTGCATCGCAGCCTGCCGGACCAGAACCTCCGTAAGGAGCCGGTCGTGCCGCAAGTATTGGGTGGTCAATGCTCCAAGCAAACCCACTGCTAACGCAGCTAATCCGAGCCAATCTCGGCCGGACAGCCTTACTGTCTGAGAGTCTGTCTCCCTCGTCATCACCACCGCTCCTTCACTCTTGCCTCTGGTAGGTCCATGTCGCCTCTCAGGCGTTCCTTAGCTTGCATACGCCTCTCGGATCTATCGATCCGCCAAACATGCCTGAGTGGGTCTAAGCCTTCGAGGTAAGCGAGCCATGCCTCCTGAAGGAGATCATCCGATCTATTGCCAGACCTACGGATCACTGCTGAAAGCAGTCGTTTCGATCTGTCATCCACTGGAGGTAGATCCATCAGCCCACACTAGGTGTCGGACAGTCTTCGACTGTTTATGCGCATGGTTTCAAGCGATGCTCTCACGCTTTCGCTCGTGGCGTCCGCATGCTTCCCACGTCGGCTATCAGCTAAAACGGGAAGACCGCGAGCTTCTGCCCATCTCAACACACGTCCGACTGCGTGCATGCTCACGTCACACTCGCTGGCTATCGCCTCCTGAGTAGCTGGTACACCATTCTGCTCAATCGCTCTGAAGTACGCTTGCAATACGTTCATCCGCAGTTGCGCTCGTCGCCTAGTCTCGCTCGGTATATGCCTGTCCATACTCATGAGGCAGAATTTTACTTTTATTTACCCCTTTAGGGGTAGGGTGACAATTTGTGACATGTTGCTAATGCTTGGACTTGATCCTGACGATAAGGCTGGTATCATGGCACCTGTCGAACGACGAATTCGACCAGCCATTTAAACATGCTTAGGAGAACGATATGACGAAGAAAGAAGCTAAATCCATACGTAAAGAATTGAGGCTATGTGGCTACATGGCAGAAGCAGTCGCTCAGGACTTCGACCGCATGACACCTGCGGATATCAAGCGGCATATGGCCCACGTAGCTCAATCGCTCCGTGTGATCGTCACTGATTACGTCAAGTGATCCACCCACTAAAAACAGGAAAGACAAAACCATGTCCGTACGTATCTATTCAAATCCAGAAAACGAATCCAACCTGATGATGACCTCCGATGTTGAGGTGTTCCATTCCTCTGAGTATGGGCATGATGATGAATTGGACAAACAAGGCGAGCGAGTCTATCCAGAAGGCTTCTACTTCTGGTATTGCTTCGGCGGATGTCTTCCAGACTCAAGCCCATTTGGACCATACAAAACTCAAGATGATGCCATATTCGCGGCACAGAATGGTGATTACTGCTGAA